AGATAGTTATAGTTCTGACAATGATGTTATTAGACCATTGTCTCTTAGTCAAGAGTTTTTGGTTTGCCAAGAAAACTAGAAACCACATAGCAAAGTTTATGAAAATCATCAATTCCAAAATTTGATTTCATTCTATTGATTGCGTGGCATATCAAAATTGTGTTTTCTTTTGTGTAACCAATCGAACTATCAATTCTCTCTAAAGACATTGTGTTCAGTTCATTAGAGGCAAATGTCATTTCCATTCCAGAATAGGCACAAATTCCAGATTGCTTATCCCAAAGTTCTACAATATCGTCAACGCTTAACAAAAGCGCATGACCATTTTTTGCAACACGCCTATTTGCGTTTCTGATAGCAGACTTTGCCCTTCCGTGAATAGTAGAGTTAAGTTTTTGTATTGAATCAGCGGCGGTCTTCTTGCAACACTCTTTGCAATGGGATGAATGTTTTCCAGAAGTATTTTTTTTGAGATAAAAAGACTCAAATGGCTTTTTCTCTTTGCACCTTGAGCAAATTTTCATGTTTGTTCAAATGTTATTAAGAAATATATATTTTATATATTCCCCATTTGGTGGACGCACCTAGCCTTTCCTGACTAAGTGCCTTCAGACATTCCCCACTCGGAGCCACGTCACCCGGAAGCCGTACGAGGCAGGGACGCTTCCTTCGCCATCCCTGTGTGTGCTATTTCAGCCTCTAATCCCACCAGTAGCACTATTTGACTGAGACGCTGTTGATGCTGGCAAGCCCGCCCGTCATCAGTCTAGTCTGTGCCAAAAGAAAAACCCCATTCAGATAGAGGCTCGGCCTTGGCGAGGCAGTCTCTGACACCGAGAGTAAGTGTCTTTGACCACACAAGCCCCTATCTCAATGGGGTTACTCTCAATGTCTGACTGCCACATCAGACAACTACAAGTTACTACCTCTTGGCTTTCTTTGCAAGTCTTTCTGCGTAATCCATGAAAGCCTCGTTCAGAATTTCCAGACAGTCTGCAAACTCTTGACGGAATCGGCTATTCTCCAATTCATCTAGGCCCACATCGTGTGCGTTTGGAGGGGCTTCTTTACCCGAACCCTTGCACTTAGTGCAACAGTTGTCGCTCAGAACTTGTTCGTTCGATTCTAACCTTTGGAACTTGACACCCCTGCAAGCCCTGCAAGTGTCAGTCAGCCAGTAGCACAGTGCAGCCTCTGCAATCTGGTGCAGGACTCGCTTAGGTAGGTTAGAACGCTCCTGACGCTTTTTGCCGACGAACTTGGTCATGAGTTCGCGTAGCAATTCCTTTGTCTTGGATTGGTCTTGAGCATACTTAGACCAGAATGCCAATGCTCCAAGCCCTCTCTTACGGGCTACGAAGCCGCTAGAAGCGATTAAATCAGCATCAAAGTGTGTCTCATCACACTTGAGATTAGAACTCGCTGTAGCGCGTGTCATGCGTTCAATCACACCCATTACAAACCTCTCTTGCTACTGCCGCCCATCCATCCATAGAAGTCTCAACTGTGTAGGAGTAATCCTTCCACCAATCGGCCTCTTGCATAGATAAATGAATAGACAACGGATACACACAACGCCACTCACCACGCTGTCGCTTGTATACCAATAGCGGGATGTTTCCCTTAGCTTGATTGCAGGCTTGTGCCCACCAATCGCTTACGTCACCCAGAGTTGCCTTGGCATGGTCTTTTACCTCTACAGACCATCCGGGCACACCAATCAGGTCTGAATCACCATGGTCATTCCTGACCCGTCTGTGAGCGTTCCAGCCTGTCAATTCAAAGATGATATGGCAAACAGCCAGTTCACCACGCTTACCCTTGTTACGAGAGAAGGCGCTCATTTCTCGCCATACTCCAGTTCAAGAATCATCTTGCAGTAGTGAATAGCCTTGTGGATATCTTCTGCGCCATTCTTGTTGCGGACAACATACTTAATAACATTGCCACGCAGGAAGTTGATGTTGTTGTGGTAAATGAATTCAGCGGGTTGAATCACCAAATCCTTGTAATGGTTTCCACCGACTTGTTCTGTCAACGCAGACACTCCTGTACCTTTTCTAATAGTTGAAGTTCAGTTACGCCGTAATACTTCTCAAAGGCTTTTCTACCCATACCGTGCAGTCCTGAGTTGCCACGATGATGCTCAGGGCATAAACCGATAACATCAAAATGACTAGCACGCCGCCCAGCACCAGTGCCAGTTCTCGGATGGTGAAGTTCACAGGGAGTTTCTCCTAGACCTAGATGCTTACACAAGATGCAGCCAATCTCTGCCACCTTGCTCATGTATTCACGTTCAGATTTCGTCATAGATGGAATGAAAGTTCTCGGCCTTCCAATATAGCGAAGGCGCACTTCGTCCGAAAGACTGTACCTCAATCCCGCCATATTCTTCGTTCATGCGCTTTATCAATCGCAGAACAGTTGTCGTTTGCACATTCATCTGTTCAGACAAATCTTTGGTTGTCTGCGGCTCATCAGATAGTGCGTGAAGTAATGCAAGCTCATTACCACTGAATCTTTTGGGCTTCTCAATCTTTTTGTACGCTTGTTGATATTCAATCAGGTGCTTGAGCAAGTTCATTCTGGTAAATCGTTGAAAATTACGCCTTGGTCAACCGCCCACGCTTCGATGCTAGTCATGTAATCGGCAAACTCTTTGACTGATAACTCTGTGCTGGACTTGCCTACTGCCACAATCTCACCATCAGGCAATGAAACTTCTTTTACTCCTATGAATCTTCGCTTTGCCCATTCGTGCCAAGCTTCTACGTCATTTATATTTAGTTGCTCTGCGATTTCGTGCAACACTGCCCAATAACGCCTGTTCTGTGCGCTCCGCCTCTTTTCTCTCTCTCTCTGCAATGTCAGCACAAAGCAATCTCCAGTCAGTGCCTGACTCGCTTCCGAGAAAGCCCTTTTGAGATGCTCCATCGAGTAGATGACGAATCTCAGTTCCCCGTTCATGCCCATTTTCCTTTGCCCACCTTACTTTGATTTCGCCGAAAACGGCACGACATTCGTCAACGAATCTGGCGACTGTTGGCATAGCTTGTCGATTCTTTCGCTGTACCTCGGTCTCCATCCTTCGTGTTCCCCGTAGTATTGACCTTCTGAGTTGAAGTAGAGGCCGATTCTGCCCTCCCACTCTCCATGACGGTTTTTATCGCATACCAGTAAAGCGTCCACACCGTCATCTTCTTCCCCTCTGGCTACGCGAGCCTCTTTCTTTTTATTGCGCCAAACGGAGAAGCACTGGTCAACTTGGTCCGTAATGGACCCTGACCCCTTGCTGTCGTACTTCCCCGGCACTTGTGATTCGTCAGCCAGTTTGCGACTGTGATGGATTAGATGGATATGGATGTTATGGTCTCTAGCGATGGATGTTAGTTCGTCAACCATCATCTTCTGACCATTGTAGTCATCTTCATTCTTAACAGTCTTCATAAGACTATCTACTACAAAGTGCTTGATGCCCTTAACGTCAGCACAGTAGCGAATGACCTTTAGAAGCTCCTTACCGTCCACAGTGCCCTGCTGGTCATAGAGCCATAGGCGACCATCTAAAAACTTGTGGAATTGCTTGATGAACTTCTCAGTTGGGTTGGCAGCACATAGAGCCTGACGAGTCATACGCCGGAGCGTAGCTACAGGCTTCATCTCAAAAGATGCAATGCAGACTGTCTCACCTTGAAACAGGAAGTCGAGCATCACATGGCTAGTCATCATCGACTTGCCGTGACCATTGATACCCATCCATAGACTTACCTCTTGCGGACGGAATCTAAGGTTCTCATGAGTCTTGGGCCAAGGAAGTGTAGCCCCAAGGGTTACAGTCGGATTCAAAAAGGCTTCGACTACTTCATCTGTGTATAGGTCTGCTGACTTGATAGCCAGAGCAGTCTTCGGCGGGACGTAACGGTCTACTTCGTCTTGTGTGATGAGCATGGTTCCTCCGTATAGGAGGCCCAAGTGTGCCACAAAAAAAGTTCAGCACAAGTGTTGACACGAAGAAAAAAATCCGGAAGATGGACTCCGCAGCACAACAACAACGGAGGACAAAGTGACTGTTGACCAAATGTTGAAGTCCATGAACGACAAAGCTAATGCAATGCTTCGCGAGCGTGAACGCATCATC